CCCATACCTCGTCACTGTCTTCCCATAGTTCTGCTATGTCAGACTTACTTTCTTGCACATCACGCTTTAGATTGACTGTATTCTCTACAGCCATGCGACTAGCAAACTGCTCTACGTTTTCTTCTAAAGATGATATAGTAGCTGCCTGTTGAGATACCCACCAGACTGCACCTGCTAGTTGTACAGCCATTGCTGCAACTAAAGCTATAGGAAGTTTCATGTTTTCCATTACTTACTCGCTACCTGTGATCTACGAACTAAGAAGTCTTCCCACATAGGCTTAATCATCTTGTGGTTTTCATCTACCTTATATGACATGAGCAAGACTTTGGCATTAATCTGGTATATCTGGAGAGAACCCCAACTTAATAAACCTAGTGCAATTATACCAATGACTTGCTCAAATTTCATTTTTTATGCAGCCTCATCTTCGTCTACAATTTCTGCTTCTACTGGTGCTTCTACAGATTGTGCAAGCATACTAGCAAAAGTGTCACGACCAACAGATAGCTGATCTAAGTTAAATCTAGCACTAGACAGTTTACGATCTAGGTCTGCTACGTGATTGAACAATACTTTCTGTTCATCAGTTAGGTCTTCAATAAAGTATTCTTTGTTGTTAATAGTCATAGGTGTTTTTTCATTTTTTCCCATTACCATTCTCCTTTGTTATAGTTACATATTGCACATAAAGTGCAGGGTTAGTTTATCATACTTATTTAGTATCTTCAACAGTTATGTTTATGAAGTAAAAGAATTAGCTGCAGATATAGCCGCATCTATTTCTGTAAAACTTTCACTGCCCCAATCTTCTAGTGCTTTCATGTGAACGAGATAACCGTTGCTACGAGCTACACGCTCTTTCTTTTCGTCATGCGTCATGTCATGTCCGAAGTCTTCAATTGTTGCATCACTACCTTTAGCATGTGTAGCGATAACACTATTAATTACTGACACACTACCAAGCATTGCAGCATGGTCTTGCGCTATTTGATCAGCTTCTCTTGCCATTTTATTTACCCTTCTAGTTTTGCAATGTTGATATTGCCTGAGATTGATATACGTTCCCCATCATTATCATAAAAGGGAAACACCTGATGAAGCATGGTTGATGGAAACATAACCATGTAACCCTCTGCTTCTTTCTCCATGTTGTATGCAAAGGTTGATACTCTGCCCAACGTATTTGTGTAGCTAAATGCAAAGTTAGATATATGGTTATCTGCATTTGAGTTAGCACAAATAGGAAGTTTCTTTTGCTCTGCGTAGGACGTAGGTATCTGCATCCATATCACAAAGCTGTACACGCCACTGTGGTCATGCGGTGGGTTAAACTCATGTTGCCTTTGGAAGTTTACCCATAGGCTTTCTAAGTTCCAACCCTCACCCTCACTCATAGTTTCACGCCAAGGTGCACCATAAGCTTCTATGTGGCTTTGTATAAACGAAGGTATTAACTCACCAAGAAATTCCTTGAGTAAAGGTGAGTCACCGTCCAACCTGATAGACTTACTGATGTTACCTGCTAGTTCAGGCTTCATATCCTCTGGCTGTTCTCGTGCTTCGTTTACAACTTTCCATATGTTGTCCACAACGTCTTCTGGTAGTTGACCTTCAACCACACCTACGTTTGGAAAGTTTCTTTGTATTAAGTCCATGCTTATCCTTCTAATGTAACTATTCTAGCTTCTAACGCATCGTTCTTTGCAGAAAGTTCTTGGATTGCTTTAACAAGCATTGGAACTAATGCAGTAGGTGCAAGCTGTTCAATACCGTCAACTCCACCAGTCCATAAAGCGTGACCTGATTTAACTTCGGAGTGTGCGTCAATAACTTCTTTTACTTCTTGAGCTATAAAACCGTGGAGAACTTTGTCGTTATCATTGTATGGTTCTGTTGAGTCTTTTTCATACGCCCCACATACTTCTGGTATTTCTCCTTTTGCTTTCCATTCAAAAGTTACTGGTCTTAAATCTTTAAGAAAGGACAAACCTGCTTCAGATGTTGTAATGTTCTTTTTTAATCTACTATCAGATGAACCACTCCAACTAGTTCCCCCAACTGATATTGAAGTAAAAGCACCTGAGTTCCCAAATGTAACCGTTCCTGCACCTTGACCTACTTGGTTATAACCTAAAACAAACTCTGCTGTAACACTAGTTGAACTTGATCTACTGCTATTACCAATATAAACACCGTTATGACCTGTTTGTATAGTTCCACCAGTGCTTCTACCAACCATAGTATGACTTAGCCCAGTAGTTAGTGATGATCCTGCGTTATAGCCGATTAAAGTATGGTCATCAGATGTTGTACAATTAGTACCTGCTAGAGCACCGACTAGGGTATTGAAATTAGCATCACCTTGTAAATCCTCTCCTGCTGCTTGACCTACAGCCGTGTTACTGCTACCTGTAAGCCTATTACCTGTTACACTTGTTCCTGCTGCACTTCCTACAAATGTATTGGATGCTCCTGTTGAGACAAATTGCCCTGCATTATAACCCATCAAAGTGTTGGACTGACCTGTGGTGACAAATTCACCTGACTGAAATCCAACTGATGTATTAAAACTTGTTGTTGCAGTCGTAAAGTTCTGTGAATTTAAAGCAAAACCCCCAATAGCAGTTGTGCCAGTACCTAAAGTATCTGCAGATAAGGCTTGGATACCAACGGCTGTGTTTCTATCAGTATCTGTAAGAGCATCACCTGCTAGAGCACCGACTAGGGTGTTTTCTTCGCCTGTTGTAATAGCTCCCCCTGCATCATACCCAATACCAATATTGTAACTGTCTGTTGCCGTAGTAAAGTTTTGAGTACCTAAAGCATTAAAACCAAGACCAACATTTCTTGCACCTTTAGTATCTGTTTGCAAAGCTCCGTAACCCAAAGCAGTGTTTCTTTGACCTTCTGTCATTGCCAGAGCAGAGTTAGCTCCCGAAAAAGTATTGTATCGGCCTGTTGTGACTGCATTACCTGCATCATAACCTACAGCAGTATTGAAACTATCTGTAGCAGTTGTAAAGTTTTGTGAGCCTAAAGCACTTCTACCTAAAGCTGTACTCTTAGCTCCTAAAGTATCTGTTCCTAAAGCATTATATCCTAAAGCAACATTGTGACTTGCGTTTGTAAGATCATCTCCTGCCCCACCGCCTATAAGGGTGTTATGTACGCCTGTGGTGACTGCTTCACCCGCTTTAAAACCAACTGCTACATTGTAACTATCTGTAGCTGTAGTAAAGTTTTGTGCATTTAATGTTTGTGTACCAATAGCAGTTGATTTACTACCCAATGTATCTGCCGATAATGCAGCATGACCTACAGCAACATTACCGTCAGCATCTGTAAGAGCATCACCTGTTAGACCGCCTATTAATATATTTTCTATGCCTGTTGTAGTTGCAGCACCTGCATTATAACCTACTGCTACGTTGTAATTGTCAGTAGCAGTAGTAAAATTTTGTGTCTGTAAAGTACCAAAACCAATAGCAACTGCTTTGCTACCCAACGTATCCGCAGTAAGAGAAGACCGTCCAATCGCAGTATTTCTATCAGCATCAGTTAAAGCATCACCTGCTAAATTACCTATGATGACGTTTTGTGTACCCGATGTAATTGAAAGTCCTGCTAATCCACCGATTAAGGTATTTTCTTTACCTGTTGTTACTGCTGCACCTGCCCCATACCCCACAGCAGTATTAAAAACATCTGTAGCAGTGGTAAAGTTTTGGGCAGTTAGCGTGGCATGACCAATAGCAACACTACCATTTCCTAGAGTTTCTGCATCTAAAGATAGAGTTCCTATGGCTACATTATAGTCACCCTCTGTAACAGCGCTTATTGCTCCGTAACCAAGTGCAGTATTGTTAAACCCAACAGTAATTGCATCACCTGCTAGACCACCTATAAGGGTGTTTTTTACACCTGTAGATACTGCAGCACCTGCTTGGTAGCCAACTGCTGTGTTAAAACTATCTGTAGCAGTTGTAAAGTTTTGAACGTTTAACGCTTCATATCCAATAGCCACTGTCTTACTGCCCAGAGTATCTACGGATAAAGCCGCCCTACCTACTACTGTATTAAAGTCAGCATCAGTTAGTGCATCTCCTGATAATCCACCTATAAGTGTGTTACCTACGCCTGTGGTGACTGCTGTTCCTGCTTCAAAACCAACTGCTACATTATATACGTTACCGTCAACACCATTTTGACTAGCTAATGCGCCATCACCGATTGCAACAGACCTATGACCTTCCGTTTCTGCGCCTAAAGAGTTATATCCAACTGACACATTTTCTTGACCATCAGTCAAGGCATCACCTGATAATCCGCCAATTAAAGTATTAAATCTAGCTGTTGTAATATCATTACCTGCCTCATAGCCAACCGCTACGTTAAAGCTATCAGTAGCGGTGGTAAAGTTTTGATTTTGTAATGTACCATAACCTAAAGCAGTAGACTTAGAGCCTAAAGTATCAGCACCTAAAGATTTTTGACCAACAGCTATATTATAATCTGCGTCAGTTAAAGCGTCACCAGTAAGGCCACCTATAAGAGTGTTAAATAAACCAGTTGTGACTGACGCACCTGCGTTCATACCTACTGCGGTATTGTAAGAGTTAGTAGCTGTTGTGAAGTTTTGTGCTGCTAAAGCAGAGTCACCAATAGCTACTGATCTAGAACCTAAAGTATCAGTAGTTAATGTCGAATAACCTACAGCTACGTTTTCAGTTCCAGATGTTAGTGCGTCACCTACAAGAGCACCTATAAGTGTGTTTTCTTTACCTGTGGTAACTGCTTCTCCTGCACCGTGACCTACTGCCACGTTGTAGGTATCTGTAGCTGTGGTAAAATTTTGAGTTTTTAATGCATTAAGGCCAATTGCTATTGATCTACTACCTAAAGTATCACCAGATAAAGCATCGTGACCAATGGCTACATTGAAGTCTGCATCTGTTAAAGCATCACCTGCATTAGAGCCAATAAGGGTGTTTTCTTTACCTGTGGATACTGACAGTCCTGCTTGATAACCTACAGCAGTATTAAAAGCATCTGCACCTGCGTCAAGTGCTTTTAATGCTTGATAACCAACAGCTACGTTGTCTCCATGACCATCTTCTGTTGACAGTGCTTCAAAACCAACAGCCACATTGTTAGCTCCACCTGCAAGTGCAACACCTGCTGAAGCACCTACTATAACATTTTTAACACCAGTGGTAACTGCAGTACCTGCTTGGTATCCGACTGCTACGTTTAAACCAGAGGCTCCTGCGTTTTGTGTTTTGAGTGCTTGATAACCAATGGCAACACTTTCACCATTAGCATCCTCAGTCTTGAGTGCCTCAAAGCCTACCGCTACGTTAGCTGTACCTGTATTTAAAGCTGTACCTGCATATGCACCTACTAAAGTGTTATCTGATGCTGTTGTAACTGCTGTACCTGCATCGTAACCAATGGCTACGTTATCATCTCCATCAGTAGCTGTATCTAAGGCGTTAGCACCTATGGCAATGTTTCTTTTACCTGTGGTCATTGCTTCGGCTGCTTGATAACCTACCGCTACGTTAAATGAATCTGCACCTGCATTAAGTGTCTTAAGAGCTTGGAAACCTATAGCTGTGGCAGTACCATGACCGTCTTCAGTTTTTAAAGCTTCAAAGCCTACTGCAACATTACCTGCACCTGCTAAAAGAGCTACACCTGCAGAAGCACCAATGAGTGTATTCTGAACCCCTGTTGTTACCGCTGTACCTGCCTGATAACCTACAGCAACGTTTAAGCCAGATGCACCTGCATTCTGTGCCTTTAGTGCTTGGTATCCGATAGCAACAGTTTCACCGTTACCGTCTTCTGTTGACAAAGCCTCAAAGCCAATGGCTATGTTTTTACCACCAACAGTCAGTGCATCACCTGCAGATGAACCTATGGCAATGTTATGATCACCCTCTGTGAGTGCAGTTAGTGCAGCATTACCTAAAGCAATATTATCTCCACCGGGGCTTGTATCATCTAAGCTATCTAATGCAGTTAAACCAAATGCTATGTTTCTAGCACCAGTAGGAAAGTTACCGTCTAGTCTAATAGTCGCATCTGTACCCTCATCATCAAAGACTGTTATTCCATGTGTTGTAATTGAGCCATCAAAGAATGCATTCTTATACATTAGTGATGATGTACCCAAATCCACAGTATTATCTGTCTTAGGACGCATGACTGATGCAGTTATCACTACATCCTGAGAAGGACCAACTTTTTCAATCGGTGCACCCTCTGCAGATGTGCCGTCATGTGTGTGACCACTAGACGCATGAAACGCAGATACTACTGCATCAAACTCACCGTCTAGGTCTGAAGCATTAATAACGTTACCATCAGCAATGTTATTAGATGAGTCATTTCTAGTGTAACCTGTTCCCATAATTTTTTACCTTCTTGTGTTTGTTCCATACTCTAGTGTGATAGCATCTAGTGAAAATGGTGGGTCTGTGCTATCCGTTGTATACTGTAGAGATACGACAAAACCCGATCCTATTAATTGTGATTCAAAAAGTGTTTGTAGTTTACTTCCAAATGTGGCTGTACCAAATGTTGAGTTACCATAAATAGATACTGCCCCTGTTGTGTTGTTTAAAGAAATTGCAGATGGCTGCACACTATTGTTCTGATCAAAGTCTAATTTAAGAGTTGCATCAAATGAAACACTACCCTGTGGGTCTGTATACAAAAACATCTTATAAAATGTCTTACGTACTCGTGGGTCACTAATTGGCATATATGGTGTAGCAAAAGTAGTCTCTATGTTAGACCCATTAAAACTATTGCCACTCTCCATTTTGTATAAGTAACCATCATCATTAGAAAATACAATTGTTTCTGCACTCTCATTATATTTACTATCTGCTACGTATGCCTGTATGCCCTGTAAAGATGACCAAGACATTCCTTCACCACCTTGTGCAGCCGTTTGTGTTCCAAGTATACCCTTTGCATTTTCTTCTGATGTATTAGGGTTGTACCCAAATATTCTATACTGTGATTTACTTCTAACAACAACACTAGCAAAAGAACTATTACTACTTACTAGGTCTGTAATTTCTTTTTGTATGTTCTTAGAAACAACTCCTAAACCAAAGTCTCCTATTCTTTCTGTACCACTAAGTAATCTTAAACCATCAGGAGCAAGAAACATTACATCGCCACCTACTTCTTGTATAGTACCTGTGTCTATACACCCTATGTCTAAGGTAATAGGTTGTAAGTTAAAATCTGCTACTGTGTTTCCTACAAGTTGAAATATAGAAGAGTCAGTAAATATAACTAACTGTTGTCTAAATACAATTAATCCTGTTACATCTGCTCCTACAGATATTGTACCAGAACCATTCGCTGCTGTAAAGTCACTATCAGTATATGGTGCTGTAAATGTTATTACATTATCTTTAGCAAAAAACAGTTGATTTTTAAAGTTTGCAACAAAACTAGCTGCTGTTACATCTGTAGGTGCATCAATAAAATTTGTAAATATATTTGATTCAGTAAATGTAGCAGGTACGTTTGATCCATCTACAATAGCTATCTTTTCTGTTCCATCAAAATTGTATGTAGCAAATCTAGTTTTAGTAGCTGTTTCTCTTGACGTACTTAAGAATGTTATAACGGCATTGTCTGCAGGTGCACTCGCTAAAGCAGGGGCTATTGCTAGTGTAGCACCACCAGAACTTACACTTGCGTTAGAAGTAACAGTATATATCTTGTCAGTTACACTACTAAATGTTAAGTCTACATTATTTCCTATTGATTGAGCAGATGATATTACTAAGTTTTGTTGGTCAGATAAACTTGCTACAGTTGTTCCATCTGCAACACCAGTTCCTGTAACTGTCATACCTGCAGCAATAGTACCGACATTAGTATCTACTACAAGTGTTGTAGTGCTAGATGTAGCTCCGTTTACTTTTGCTGTAGGTCCGTCAGCAGCTATCTTAAAAACATCACCTGCTTGGGGTGTACCTGTTAAACCATCTACAGCAAGACTTGTACCACTCTGTGATGCACCATTTACTACTACAGTACCATAGGAAGGTACATTTAAAAGAGTGTAACCAGAACCTGCAGTTTTAAATAAATCATCATTTTTAGCAACAATAACACTGTCTTTATATAAACCACAACCTAATGTTAAAAAATCTGTGACTGTAGAAACAAACTCTACGGAGTCTCCATTAGATGGTGATGTAAGTAAGCTAGTAGTAAAAGTTAAAGTAGCAGTATTATTTGTATCATTAAAACTAACACCACTACCTGCAATTGTATATACCTTAGTAAATGTTAGTGTAACATCATTTGCTAATGTTTGTGCATCAGATAGTACAATATTATTTTGATTTGTTACTGAAGCTATTGTTACTGTTCCAGATATACCAGTGCCTGTAACTGTCATACCTGCAACAAGAGTTCCAGAGTTACCATCTAATGCAAGTGCAGTAGTACTGCTAGTAGCACCATTTACAACGGCTGTAGCATGTGTAAGTTTAACCGTATCACCTGCAACTGGAGTTACTCTTATGTTAGCTATGTTAAGGCTTGTACCAGTTTGACTAGCACCAGTTACAACAGGAGAGCCGTAGGGTGGTATTAGGGCATCATCGTACTTAGTGTAACCTTCTATTCTGCGGTATCCACCCTCAACAGACGGCTCAAAGTTTTTAAGTATTCTTGCAGAACCAGGCATGTTAATGCCCTGCTGCAATGGACTTATGTTTGTTACTAGCCCACCCCGAAACTCAATCGGATATGTTTGACGATTTGTTGGCATCTATATTGTCGTAACTCTAGTGTTAGTTGCTAAAGTATTAGTTAAAACGGTAGATCTAACATAATCATATCTGTTTATATAGAGGCTTCTCATTTGTTTTATTTCTTGTTCAAATCTCTGTTGAACTATAGCAGCCTCTTGACCTTCACCTCTAAACAAGTATGCAAAGTGCATAGCCCCATTTACAATAACATACCTAAACTGCTCAGGTATAGTTGGAACATCAGTAGAGTTAATTAAATCAACAGGTAGTCTGTAGTACTCATACACAATAGTATAGGCTTTGTCAGGTGGTTGAACTATAGCATACTCTTGACTAGGAGTTTTAACTACGAATGCAGGTATTTGTCTTATACCAGTTGATGTGTTGTACTCTGCGTCTACATAACTTTCTAAGTACTCTTCATAAGAAAGAGCTTTTAATTTTACAGTAGAATTACCTAGTGTAACATCTCTTTTTATTCTAAAACTATCAAAGTCTAGAACTTTAGCGTCAGAAGGAAAAGCATACCTAACTAAACCAGCCGTTAATGTCTCCTCTTCTTCAACATGGTTAAAAGGCCACTCATATTCGTGTTGGTTAATAAAACGTAGTGATGCATTGACAGCATCTCTAATCATTGAGTATTCACCTTTAGCTGTACTAAAGTTAGTAGCTGTTAGTTCTACTTCATTTAACCTTCGGTTTACGTCATTAACAATACCAATGTAATCGTATGCCATCTACCGTTCCTTTAACCGTATCTTAACACTTCTCTCGGCTGTACTACCAGTGTTGTCGGTCATTTGACAAAAGAAAGTGTACTCAATATTATTTTGACCGCCACCTATATTTATAGTCGCTACAGTGTTAGTATTTGTTTGAGATACATTTTGTATACTGTCTGTTGTTGCACTACTAGAAGCTGTTGTAAGATTTTGACCTGATGCTAATTCTGTTTTTGTAGTAAACAGATTTGATTTTACAAACCACTTAACACTATTAATTATTGCAGTATCAAGAAATCTTGACCAGTCTATACTATAGTCTAACGTTTCATCTGGATCTTTACTGGGCCAACGAAAACTCATTTATTAATCCTCATTTGCGTATACAACTCTATCTGCTGATGTAGGTTTTTTCTCTATAAAAACTAACCTATTTTCTGCACTAACTCTTACTGTTCTTTCTGCTGAAGTACTCATTAAGCTGCCCTTTGAATACTAACAGAACGTCTTTTACTGTATAAGTGTGCTACAGCTTGATAATCAAATTGTACTGCTATTACATTTGATCTAGAAAAACCTATATTACTTGTGATAGTTGGTGTAGTTATTCCTACCCCAGTGTTTATTGCAACACTACCAACAGAACCTGTAGCTGAGACACCACTTATATCTGTTTTAATATTAGGTGATACTACACCTAAAGAAACTGTACCTACTACTCCAGTTAAAGACTGTGAGCTAGCGATAGACACTTGCCCTATAGATACAGTAGATGTTACACCTGTTAAACCTGCACCAACATGTACCTGAGAAGTAGGTATAGAGCCTACACTACCTGTACCTACTGTAGTAGCAGTAAGACGTACACCAATGTCTACTTCAAAACCACCAATCTCAGGGGGTTCTATTTCTCCTGTACCAGAGACACCTGTTACAGCTATTACTGGTGTAACCCTGCCAAATCTAGCTGTACCAAAAACACCTGTACCATAGAGAGCGTCATTAGCACCGAAAGTAGCCATAGTTTATGCTATTCTAATTATAGTAGTACTTGCTCCAACAGCAGGAAACTCAATGGTTAAGTCACCTGCAACAGCAGTTACTGTACCACCAAAATCAATTACACAAATAGCTGAATTAGAGTTTGCAGTATTATAAATAATACATCCATCTGCTGATGTGGATACGTTTGAAAATACTTCATCTGCAAAGTCTACCATAGCCGTTGTTCCACTGACTGTAATAGATGGACTGTCTAATGCTTGTCCACCTGCAGAATAGTTAGTACCAGAAGCCTCGTCTGAGTTATCTGTTACATTTGAATAATTAGTTGTGGCTGCGCCATACGTGCCACTGTTGCTAGGTTTAATAAGGGCTAGCTTAAGTGAATCTGTATCAAGATCATGTAGACCACCTAACAACTCACTCTTAAAGCTTGTACACATTGCAGTAGTGATACCCATAGTATATTCCTTTTACATACAATTAGAGAGGCCACTATAAAGCAGCCTCCCAATTTAATTTATTTATGCGAGTGTATCACGATCAACTTCAGCAGCGATCATGTCATGACTACCCATATCTGATACATCCATAAGGAGTGCCCAGAAACGGAGCTTGCCTGATGTTACATCAGTTTCAGTTGCAAACTTAACGTCAATTGTA